TAACTAGTTTTACCCTTTATATATTCTGATATAAGATAACTAGATACTATTAAACTAATAAACATAAGAACCATTGCTACATATAAAACATATAACATATATATTTTAACCCTTCATAAAGTTTATACTATTTAACTTATAGTAAGACACAAGCAACATTTTTATAATTTTTTGTCCTTAATGTTTTAATAGTTTTTAATGTTATTTAATTGAAAATTAACTAAACTAACTATAACTATTCTTATATCTTTACTATATATATATAATATCACTCTTTTTATTTACTGCAAGTACTTATATTACCTTTATATTATTACCTATAGAAAACACCATTTATATATTTATTCATATATATATATTGAGTCATTTATATTTTTATTTATTGAAGAATTTATATATTTATTTATTTATTTATTTTTATCTACCCCATACCCCTCTTTATAGATGTATACCGTAGAACCAGATAGCGAAGTGTAGTTTGAGAGATAGTTATTGATCAATTTATATTTATATAAGAAGTAATGAGATTAATATTTATGATATAATATTTATTGGTAAGAGAAAGTTTGTTTAGTGAGTGCTACATTTATTGTACCACACCTTTTTAAACGAGTTTGTTATTTCCTTGATACACCAACCAGAAATCCTATTGACAAAACATAAAGAAATTTCTCAATAGTATTAGTTATAGGTTATATGCCTCTGTGGTGTCAAGTACTTTGTTTTTTACCTGTGTTATATCCTAATGGTTGTTGGTATATTTATGTGTACCCTCTCCCTCCAGGAAGGGGGGTCTTAAATAAGTTGCGTGTATAATATATTATATATTTTATGAAGCAAGATAATGCAGTTTTAATGGACACTTCAAAACTTCTATTCCCTCCAAACATCAGAACTCCCAACAAGAAGCGAAAACTATCAAATAAACTAATCACTAACACTTATGTTAAATGCGGTTTTAGAGTTCAAGATACTTGCAACGTGTTAAAAATACACGCATCTACCTTCTATGATTGGATTGAGAGGTATCCTGATCTAAAGTATGAAATCTCAATGGCTAAGGAAAGTTTAAAAGACGATATTGAAAAGACTTTGATTGATAAGGCTAAGGCTGGGGATACCCAACTACTTCTATATTTGGCTAAAACTATCTTAAAAGACAGAGGCTACGGCGTTGAAAAGTCAGAAGGACAAAATACCAACAACACCCAAGTTAATATTGTTTTACCTGAAGATACCACCAAGAAATATGAGTGGTGGGGTGGTAAACCTCAGGATCCAGGTACTCAGTGACAGTTACCCCCAAAAACCTGCAAGAAATATTACTTCACCCTAAACAAGCCGAAGTCTTTTGGTGTCCTAAAAGGTTTAGAGTTGTTAATGCTGGGAGAAGATTTGGTAAGACTACTTTAGCTATTGCTGAGTTAATCAGAGCTGGGTCTTTAATTCCTGGCAGTAAGTCTATCTACTTTGCTCCAACTATTTCCCAAGCTCGTGACATTGCTTGGAATGAACTTAAAAATCAAACCAAATCACTGTGGGCTAGAGAACCTAATGAATCCCGTCTTGAGGTGTACCTTAAGTCTTCGACAGGAGATCCTTCCCAAATATGGCTTAGAGGTGCTGAGAATATTGAGTCGGCTCGAGGTAACAAGATTCATTTTCTAGTGGTGGATGAGATTTCTTCAATTCGTAACTGGACCTACATTTGGAATGAGGTACTAAGACCTGCTTTAACTGACACCCTAGGTGGGGGTCTATTTATCTCTACCCCTAGAGGCTACGGGAACTTCTTTGTTTTATACAATAAACAAAATGAAGATGATGACTATAAGTCATTCACTTTTACCACCTATGACAATCCCTACATCCAAGCTACAGAGATTGATAAAGCTAAGGCTGAAGTTGGTGAAGACGCCTACAGACAAGAATACTTAGCTGAATTTGTTTCAGTATCAGGTCAAGTGTATAAAGAATGGAATATGGACAGGCAGTTTGTACCTATTGAATACAATCCTAGCCTTGAAGTTAATGTCACACTAGACTTTGGTGTTAATGATCCGACAGCTATCATTTGGTTTCAAAGACAAGGTGGTGAGTTTCGAGTTATTGATTACTATGAACAAAAGGATGCTTCCATTGACCACTTTGTATCCATTCTAAAGTCCAAGCCGTATAGACAGCCTAGTCTTTATACGGGGGATATAGCTGGTAGAAATAGATCTATTGGTTCTAACTTATCCCCAATAGATGAGTATGCTAAACAAAAGATTCACATTAGAACTAGACATATTAAATCAATCGAAGACCAAATCAGACTTACTCACAAATATATCCCTTCTTTATTTGTTTCAAACAAACTAGAAAGATTTAGAGATATACTATTAAACTATCGGTACCCTGAAAAGCAAGGTCTATCAGGCCCAAACGAGAATCCAGTACATGACGAATTTAGTCATGGGGCTAGAGCCATGGAATACTACTTTGTTAATATTGATGGAGTTGAAGATGATGGGTTTTTGAACAAAAAGATTATGCAAAATGATTTTAAGAACTGGGAAATCTAGCATTGAATTATATTAAAACATTTATTATTTATTAAATATGGCTAAAAAGGCTCCTAAAAACCCTAAATATTCATTTCAAGACTCCGAACTCTTTGAAGAAGTTCAATATCACTACACATTCTCACAAGATGATATGGATAAAAGAAAGCTTAGAAAAAATGGCTGGGATGATATTTTAAAGGCGTATTTTGGCTACTTACCTACTAACTGGGCTTATCTATCAAAAGTTACTGACCCTGTTATTAGAACTACTATTATTGAAAAGACTTCAAGAATGTTTGCTGGAAAACTCAGAGGCACTGTTACCCCAAGAGAAGGTAATGACGCTGTTAAAGCTAAGATTGTAAACGCTCTACTTGATTTTCAATGGGATAACGCCAAAATAGGTGGCACCATGCTTGAGAAAATTATCTTAAATGACATCCAAACAAGAATATTTGGTGCTTCTTTTGTTTTAAACTATTGGAATGTTCAAGAAAAAGACGGAAAAATCTATGAAGGTCCAGATATTAAAGTATTAGACAACAGAGATGTCTTTGTTGACTACCAAGCTACACATATTAAATCTGCCAACTGGGTTCAAGTTAGAGAATGGGTAACCTTTCAAGACTTAGAAAACAAAAAGAACTCTGATGGCACACCATTTTACAAAAATTTAGACGCTTTAATGATTGGAATTACTAAAGACCAAAGAATTAAGCCTGAAAGACGAGATAACAAGTACACATCTATTGTTAAACAGATTAGATCTTTAGAAGATAGAGTTGGACAAGACTTATACTTTCCAATTCAGGAGATTGTTACTGAATACAGAAAAGATAGAAAGATTACTTTTGCTCCAAGACATGGTCTTATTCTAAAAGATGAAGAAAACCCAATGGATTCAGGAGAAATTCCTATCTCAATGCTTAGATACTACCCTGTTGGAGATGATGTTTATGGAGAGTCCGAAGTAGAATCAGTATTACCTCTTTATAGAGCTATAAATGCCACTCTGTGTGCTTTCTTAGACCAAATGAACCTAGCTATGAGGCCACCAATCAAAGTGGCTAATAACGCCACTGGTGTCAGGTTAGACACTTTAGTCTATGGACCTAATGCTGTATGGTTAACTGGTGATAATCCAAATAATGTACTCGAACACCAATCTGGTACTGCTGCTATTACTGGTTTTAATACTTCATACTCTGCTCTTAAATCTGCTTTCCAAGTTGCTATGGGTGATAACTCAATGGGTGTATCAAGTGTTAACCCACTTGGTAAAGGGGATAAGACTGCAACCGAAATCAGAGCTGTAACTAGACAACAATTAGCCAGAGATAACTATAACCAAATCTACTTAGAAGAATTTTTAAAAGATGTAATGGAGTTTTGGATCAAAATGAACCAACAGTTCCTATTTACTGACCCTGCAAAACAACAATATATTGTTAGAGTTATTGGAAAAGATATTTTAAATGAATTAAAACAATCAGAACTATCTCAAACTGAGATACCTGATGAGGTAGTAACTCAAACTGCTGATTTAATTGATCAAACTCCTGGAGGACTTGCTCCCGAAGAACTACAGGTTATTAAAGATGTATCTTCTGTACCAACTAACCCTGTTACAGATGAGAACGGAAATGTTGTACCAAAACTTGATATGAGTGAAGATGGTTCTTTAGCCAGACTCTTTATTGAAAAAGAAGATTTGTATGGTTCTTATGATTATATTCCTGATGTCAAATCAATGGCTATTGGAGTATCTGAAGAAGCAATCAATGGTAGAAACCAAGCTCTATACATCCTATTATCACCTGGAGTACAACAACAGTTGCAAATGGAAGGTGCTACAATTAATGTGAAAGACTTATTAGTTAATGTACTTGAAGACAATGGAGTTAAGAATGCTGCTAAATTATTTAATCAAGGAAGCCCAATAAATGGACCGATACCTGGACAGCCTGGACAGACACCAGGAGGGGCCTCAAATAACGCCTCAGGACTCGGCAGCTTTGGAGGAAGCCAGATGTCTTCTGGACCTTTATCACAGCAAGGGATGGGGGATCTTTCAGGCGTACCTATTAACACTTCCCAAGTATCCCAATCCAACGGACTACCCCAAGTTTGAAGAACTAATGATCGCCTACTCTAAGGCTTTTGGCTCTACTGAAACTTTAAACAAGATTCACGAGTTTATGTCTAGGCAAGAATCAGAAGTTATTAGACTTACAAAAAAACAAAATGAACCCCAAGAATACGGACTCTAAAGAACCATTAGAGTTTTATGAACATACAACTAATATTGACCCTAACTTTTGTGACCATAGATTTACCAGAATATCTGTTACAAGAATCATCTGTAAAAGATGTGGACTCGGGTTCTTTGATAACCCTCAAAGTCCATTCCCTGTTGAGGAAATGAATAGACTTGCTAAAGAACAAAAACAAGAAAACGATAAATTAAAAGAAAAAAGCAAAGAGGTTGTTGAAAAAGAAGAATAATTTTATTATTTATTATTTATGGCCGTTAACGAAGAAAAGAATTTAAAGACAATTCAAAAACAACTCGATAAGAGTTACAAAGATGCTAGGAATATTTACGATACTCAAGCAGCTCAGTTATCCCAACTTCAACCACAATACGAACAATCAATTATCCAAGGTTACGAAAGCCAAAGACCAATACTGCAACAACAGGCTCAATTTGGAATGGAAAACATTGGACTACAAAAAGAACAAACAGGAATGCAAAGAGAAAGTGCTTTATCTTCAGCTAGAAGACAGTACGATCAAGGGCTACAAAGAACTCAACAGTTATTTGGTGGCGTTGCTGGATCAAATGTTGGTCAAGCTTCATCCGACATACTAGCTTCTGAACAAATGAGGCAGTTAGGATCTGTTCAAGCTCAGTCAGCCCAAGCATTTCAACAATTAGGAACACAAGAAAGAGATATTCAAGCTAATTTATCCAACAACTTGCAACAACTAGAGGTTAAAAAACAACAAGACTTAATGAAACTAAGAGATTCATTTAGACAAGAATTAAATTCTCTTAATGCAGCTAAAGGCAGTTTATCTTTAAACAAAGCCCAAGCTCAGTTGTCAGCTCTTGAAAACTACAACGCTAGAAAAAGACAGTTAGAAGACTTAGCTAACTCACAAAAATATGAAATGGAATCTTATGCTAAAAAACTAGCTATGTCTAATGCTTATCAACCAGCACAACAACAAACTTTTAACTTAACAAACTTAGCTAATGCTTCAGTATTTCCAGCTTCAAGAACTCTTGAAAGTTTAAATCAATACAGTCAATCTGAAGCAGGTAAACAATCGCTACTAAACTCAGGTTGGGTACAAGAAAAGGGTGTTGGTGGTAGATCTTTTTGGGTAAACAATACTAATGGAAGAACCATAGATACTGCTGCTAACGAATATACCCCTTTTGCTTTAGAAGATATTGCTGATAAAGAAAATCAAAAAAAATTATCTGATTTTTTAATAAAATAATAATCAATAATTGATTTAATTCCCCACATTTATTATTAGTATCTTATGGATATTAACCAACTACTAGAACAAGCTAAACAAAGGGGATTATCAGCATTAGATTCAATAAAAAAATCAGTTGCTCCCCCAACTACATATACATCTCAACCTATTTACAAACCTGTAGCTCAGTCTTTTTCAAAAATTACATCTACATCACTTCCATCAATAGTTTCAAGACCCTTACAAATTAAACCTGTTCCACTTGCACCTAAAAAAACTGAAACTACACAAAATTTTCTTACTTCTATAGAAGCCTTACCTGGTGATGTTAATAAAAGGCTAATTTTTAAATTTAATAAATATTC